GTATCCTTGCGGGTCTTGTTAGTGTTACTGCTGGTTGTGGTAATCTTACTCTTGCAGGTGCATGGTTGGCAGGACTAGTAGGTGGTATCATCGTAGTCTTCTCAGTCTCTACTCTTGACTCATTAGGAGTTGATGATCCAGTTGGTGCGTTCTCTGTACACGGTGTATGTGGTATCTGGGGAACTGTTGTTATAGGTCTTTGGGGTTATGATATTCAAGGTACTGGTGCAGGCCTAGGTCTGTTTACTGGTGGTGGATTGGGACAACTCTGGATTCAAATCGTTGGTGTCCTTGCCTATGGTGTATGGACAGTCGTTACTTGTTATGTTGCCTGGAAGGTTATTGGTGCTGCATTTGGTGGTATTAGAGTCTCTGAAGCAGACGAGAAGATCGGTCTAGACATTAGTGAACATGGTATCGAAGCATACCCTGACTATGCTATGAGTGGTTCTGCGAAATCACTTGGTTGATAAAAACCAAATAGTCTGATATAATGAGGGGGTAACCCCTCATTTTTTATGCCTGACTATAGAGACAGGAAGGTCAAGGACTTTGAAGTTAAATTAATTACTAGGAAAGATGTCCGAGATTTTATAGAGAAATGGCATTATTCGCAGAGTATAAACGGACTGAGGATATCACATGTATTTGGATTGTTTTGCGAGGGTGATCTTATAGGTGCAATGATCTATGGCCCTCTAGGAATGGCAAATACATGGAAGAAGTATGGTGAGACCGAGAGTGATGTAATAGAACTAAGGAGACTTTGCTGTATTGATAATACTCCTAAGTGTACAGAGAGTTACTTTATAGGTAAGACTCAGAGATGGTTGAAGAAGAATACAACTCATAAGATAATAGTTTCATATGCTGATGCACATTATAATCATACGGGAATCATCTATCGTGCTACCAATTTTCAATACGAAGGATTAACTTCTAAAGGTAGAGTGATAGAATATGACGGCAGAACCTATCACGATAAGGCAATCCGAACAAAGTATAAGGATAAATTGAAACCTTTTGCACAAAGATTGAAGCAGGCACTGGAGTCTGGTGATGCTAAGTATGTCAGTACGCCAGGTAAACATATTTACACATTTAGGTTGACGTGATATAATCTAAATAGTTTTTTACGTGAAATCTCATGTGGAATTTTAACCCTAAAATCTATTTTGATAAGGCAGTAGAGTGGGATAGGAAATTGGCAAAGAAGCTTCAAGATAAGTTCAACCTTACAGACTATCAGATGTTAGTTCTTTCTTTTGGTAAGGGATTCATTATAGGTGCAATATTACTGTGACCCCTCAAACACAAGAACGCATAGAGAATGCTCAAAAACGTATTAAAGAGCTGGAGCTCTTAATAGAACATTGGAAGAAGGATAGTGAACACTGATCCTACTACATGGGATGATTCTAATTGGAGAGAGGAGTATAAAGGTAATAAACTTTTGTCCAAATTTCAATTAGAAATATTGGAGAATGGGCCGAGAAGTCTTTCTCAATCATGGATTCTTGGTGCAATGCATGGAGATTGGAGAAAGATGAAAGGATATAAGTATCCTGATCCTCCCGACTGCCAATCATCCTTTAAGCAATTCAATGAAATCGTAAAAGAACACTTCGAGCACGATAAAGAATGAATTTTACAGTTTACTCAAAATGTGGTTGCCAACATTGCGAGAAAGTCATTTCTGTGTTACAATTAGCCCAACTTAACTTTGTTGAGTATAAATTGGATAAAGACTTCACTAAAGAAGGATTTGAATCTCAGTTTGGGGCAGGAGCTACATTTCCACAAGTATCTGTAGATGCGACCACTATAGGTGGTTCTTCTGAAACTGTTAAATACCTCAAAGCACATCAACTTGTATAAACTATGTTACACATGAGAGAACAATTATTATCGGCTGTGAAGGCTCACGCTCAAGGTGAGATTGCAAAGCATAAGGCAAATGTTAATGTTTATCTAGAACATCCTGCGGGTATCGGAGAACATTCTGACATTACAGAAGCAATTCAAGTGGAAATTGACAAGATTGCTCGTTATCATGATCAAGTTGAGGTTATAGACAAGTATTTCAAACAGCCATCTAATTAAAATGGAAGAGAATGTATTCTGGGGTGAACCGACTCCCACTGATTTGTGGACAGACATGGATAAACTTAATGCTCTCTATGATGAGCTTGGGTGGGATCATTCGGATTTCCTAGAGTTCAATGTAGAAGATACTCACATCACAATCAGAAACAAATCCAGAGAAGGACGTTAACATGGACAACGATGACAAAATTGATCTAATACTTCTTAAGATTAAGGAGATAGATAACAAGATTGATAAAATTTCAGCAACTGTTGAAGCCCATAGAGTTGAACATGGGTTCCAGAAGATGCAAGATGGTGGTATTAATGCCAACTTCCAAGGTGGCCCTCCAGGCGGCGGTGGTATGGGTGGCGCACCTCAGAATATGCCAGGTGGGGGATTTCCAGGCGGCGGTTTGGGTGGAGGATATCAGATGCCTGGGATGGGGCAACCTCCTGGCGGGTCAGATCCATCAAGACCACCTGGCATGTGAATTCGATTTTTAGTTCTGTAAATAGCGCTAAAAAAACTCCAAGCATTTTTTGAGCCACAAGGTCGTTATGAAATTATTAGCACTTCGTCTATGTTCTCACGATTCAAACGTGACGTACTTTGACGGTGAAAGGGTAAAATATAAATCTTTTGAAAGAGACTTCCAACACAAGCATTTTGGGTTTGAAGGATTATATGGATGGACTAGGATATTAGATGATTGGAATATAATTCCTCAAGAAGTAGATGCCGTTGGCATTGTTATGGATTCTCATGTCCATAATGAGGTGGAATATGATCCACAGAAACAAACAGAATCAATTGATATTCCTGTTTTTAGGGATCTCGGTTTTGAGTGCATTATTCATCGAATTGATCATCATTTAGCACATTCATTGAGTTTTTGGCCTTTAGGGGTGGAACCAAATCTCCATTTTGTGTTTGATGGGTTTGGTGACGATTGGATGTTTAGAAGTGTATGGAGAGATGGGAACCTGATTGACTATAATAAGTCAAATGCTCAGGATATTATGAATTCAGCTAGTCTTGGGTTCATAATGTCGCATTTGGGTGCTATTATCAATCTAAGTGGTAATTATCTGGATTATGCGGGTAAGATAATGGCAATGAAGGCATTTGGATCGGAAAATCCTGATGTAGTGCCAGTAGACCATATTGATAAATTGGATCAATTATGGGACTTTCAGAAGTTAGAACCTCGTTGTCAAGATACGCAATATATTGTTGATTATGTTCATTCTGCTCATCACCATACAGAACAATTATTTTTAAGACATTTCCAACAGTTTGTTCAGGAAGGGGATGTGATTGGTTATTCTGGCGGTATTGCACAGAATACTATTATTAATAAACTCTTAAAGGATAATTTCCCTAATCTTGTTATACCTCCACATGCCAATGATCAGGGTTTAAGTATTGGTATTATAGAATATTTGAGGAAAACTTATAATCTAGATCCATTTGATACAAGTGGGTTCCCATTTTGGCAGGACGATGAATCAGTACCTAGACCGTCTTCTAAGACGATTAAAGATACTGCTGAATTACTTGCTCAAGGGAAGATAGTTGGTTGGTATCAGGGACATGGAGAGATAGGCCCCAGAGCATTAGGTAACAGAAGTATATTAATGAGACCAGATGATCCACATGGTAAGGAGTGGATTAATCAGAAAGTAAAACATAGAGAACCATTCAGACCATTTGGTGCTTCTGTATTGGAAGAGAAGGTATCTGAACATTTTTATTGGAATGGCCCTTCTCCTCACATGTTATATGTTACTGATGTATTGGAACCAGAGTCCTTGCCGACAATTACACATGCAGATGGAACTTGTAGGATAAACACAGTATCCAAAGAACAAGAAGACTATTATATGTTATTACAAGAGTTTGAGAAATTGACTGGTCTACCGATCTTACTTAATACTTCACTTAATGATAGTGGAAAACCTATTGCTGGTAGGATTTGTGACGCTTTAGGTCTTTATTATAAGACAGATCTGGACGTTTTGGTACATGGTGATACAACAAAGGTTAAATCTTCCTAAAACTGTATCAAATCGAACACATATACTTGCCTATATATTATACGTGTGTTAATATGCACATATCGTTCAGTCTCGTAAGAGACCGCAAGTAAGCCGACTCGGAACGGAATATCGTTCATCCTATGCCTTTTCTACTCGCTACTCTTCTTACTTGTCCAGATGCTGATGAACTCATATCTAATATGAGTACATATAAGGTTTCTGAGCAACAACGATCTGAATTAATTCAGGTTGTTAAGGATAGTGCGGAAAAAGGGTGTTCATGGGACGCAAAAGCCGACT